CGCCTCGGCGTGGACGCTGCGGAATGCCCAAACGAGGGCCTACTCTTCCGCGTGGACGCTGCGGAATGCCCAAACGAGGGCCTACTCTTCCGCGTGGACGCTGCGGAACGCCCAGACGCAGGCGTACGCCTCGGCGTGGACGCTGCGCAATGCCCAGACGCAGACGTACGCCTCTGCGTGGACGCTGCGGAACGCCCAGACGCAGGCGTACGCCTCGGCGTGGACGCTGCGGAACGCCCAGACGCAGACGTACGCCTCGGCGTGGACCGTCGCGTCCTCTCTTTCGACGGCGTTTGGGACAAATTCGGGCGCGTGGACGGTCCGCAACGCCCAGTCTCAGACGTACCCGGGCGCGTGGACCCTGAAAAACACTCAGACGCAGACATACCCGTCCGCGTGGTCGATTCGGGACACCAGCGGCCAGGCGTTTTCTGGCGCGTGGACGGTGCGCAATGGGCAAACAGCCCTCCAAGCCGGGGCGTGGAGCATTCGCAACACGCAGACCGGCAACCGTTCGGGGGCCTGGAGCGTAGCCAACGGCCAAGCCCAGACCTTCAGCGGCGCGTGGACGGTCAAGAACAGCGTTGTCGGGTCTTTCCCGGGCTCTTGGTCGGTTGAGTCCACGATTCCGGAGCAGACGCTCAAGGCCCAGCGAGGGTTTATCGCGAACCTGGGCCGGATGATGAATACATAGATTGTTGCGCCCCCAGTGAGCGCTCGCTACCATACGCCAATCTGGCTCACGCACCCCCTGCAGGGCCAGTCACACCCACACCAGTGAACGAGTTCTCTACCCTTACGTGGGCTCACGTCCGCGAGTGGGCCAGCAAAGAAATCGAACGGCTGCGGCAACGCAACGACTCGATGGAGCTGGACCGCGAAGCGACGTGCGCCATCCGGGGCGAGATCCGCGCGCTGAAGAGGCTTCTTGCGCTGCCTGAAGAGGCAGCCCGAAAGCCGCACATGGCGCCCTCGGGAGACCCGACGGCGACCGTACTTTGACGCAAGGAAGTGAAGATGGCAGACCAGCAGCTTGCTGATGCAGTGGCCGAATGGAATTCGGTCCAGAAGGAACGTGAAGGCAGCGAGGCCGCGCCGGAGACCCCGCCGCAGCAGCCCGAAGTTCCGCTGGAAGAAGTCCAGGCCGAGGCCCAGCAGGCGCCGGCAGATCCATACGAGGGGTTGCATCCGGACGTCCGCGCCAGGTTGGAGCGGTTCGACCAGATGGCCGCCTCTCAACAGCAGCTGATCAACGAACTCAAGGAAGCCAAGGGTCGTATCGGTGCGCTGCAGTCGGAGTTCGCGAAGGCACGCCAGGCCAAGCCTGCCGAGCAGCCGAGCCAGACGCAGATCGCCGCGGCCAAGGTGGACCCTGAGAAGTGGGCGGCGCTGAAGCAGGATTTCCCCGAGTGGGGCGAAGGCATCCAGTCGTACGTGGAGTCCCGTCTGGGCCAGCTTGGAGGTGTCGGTCTGACGCCCGAGCAGGTCGAGCAGATGGTGGCGGCGCGCACGGAGGAGACCACCGCAACGCTGGAGAGGAAGTTCAACGAGGCTCTTGTCGCGGTCAAGCACAAGACCTGGAGGCAGGACGTGAACACGCCCGAATTCGCGGCGTGGTTTCAGGTTCAGTCGCCGGACGTGCAGGCCCTGGCCAGCAGCAAGGATGGCTTCGACGCCATCGAGATGCTGGACCGGTTCCACGCAGACAAGGCCAAGCCGGCCGCCGACGTGAGGCAGGAAAGGCAGCAGAAGCTGCAGGCGGCGGTCACAACGAAGCCCGGCCCGGCGAAGGTCACGAAGACATTCGAGGACATGACCCCGGCCGAACAGTGGGAATACATGGCCCGCGAGCGAGATCGCAGCGCGGCCTGATCTGAAAGGAAATCATCATGGCCATCCAAGGCTACAGCACCGTCGCATCGCGGAACCTGATCCGCGCCGCGCAGGACATGCTCGCTCACGCGCAGCCGATCACCGTCCTCGGTGACTTCGGCACCCAGCGTCAGATGCCGCAGAACGCGACCGACACGCTGGTCTTCCGCCGCACGCTGCCGTTCGCCGCTTCGACGACCGGCACGACGATCGAGAACACGTCTCGCTACGTCGGCACCCCGGTCGTCAACCCGACCAGCTTCGTGCTGGGCGAGGGCACGACCCCGGCCGCCAACACGCTGAACTTCCAGGACGTCACCGTCACGCTGCAGCAGTACGGTCTGCTGTTCAAGTTCTCGTCCAAGGTCGAGCTGCTCTACGAGGATGACATCCCCGGCGAGATGGTGAAGATCACCGGCGAGACGATGGCCGAAGTGCTGGAGCTGGTTCGCTACGGCGTCCTGAAGGCCGGCTCGACGGTCGTCTACAGCAACGGCTCCAGCCGCTCGGCGGTCAACACCCCGGTGACCCTGAACGCCCTGCGTCGTGCTGCCCGCACGCTGGAGAGCAACCGCGCCAAGCGCGTGACCTCCCGCCTGGCCCCGGGCGTGAACTTCGGCACCCGTGCGGTTCAGCCGGCCTTCATCGTGTTCGTGCACACGGACGCGGTGGCCGACATCCGCAACCTGCCGGGCTTCACCCGCGTCGAGGAGTACGGCTCCTACAAGCCGGTGCACGAGATGGAGATCGGGTCCTGCGAGGACTTCCGGTTCCTGAAGTCGCCGCTGCTGTCCTCGTTCGCTGCCGGCGGCTCGTCGACCCTCAACGGCTGCCTGTCGGTCGGCGGCTCGAACGTGGACGTGTACCCGTTCCTGGTCATCGGCGAGGACTGCTGGGGCCAGGTGGCGCTGAAGGGCATGAACGCCATCACGCCGCGGGTGCTGAAGTCGGGCGACATCAACCACGCCAACCCGCTGGGCCAGTTCGGCTACGTGGGCGCCTCGACGTGGTTCGCCGCGGTCCGGCTGAACGAGTCCTGGATGGCCCGCATCGAGTGCGGCGTCACCGCCCTCTGATGGATGACTTGACGCCCTGAGTTCGCTCGGGGCGTCAACAACCACAAGGAACTCATCCATGTCGAATCAAGCCTTCTATTCGCTGCTGAACAACGGCAGCCCGGTGGCGCGAACCCTGGCCGCGATCGCAACGCTCGACTTTCCGTCGATCTCTGCGGCCGGGACCCAGACGCTGACCATCACGGTTCCGGGCGCGTCGGTCAACGACCTCGTCGTCCTGGGCCTGCCGGCAACGGTCAACGCGGGCATCGTCTTCGACGCTCGCGTCTCGGCCGCCGACACGGTCACCGTTCGCGCGATGAACATCACGGCGTCCCCCGTCGATCCCGCCAGCGCCACGTACGAAGTCGTGGTCATCAAGCTGGCCATCTGAACAAGGAAAGGAATCAGATCATGTCCTACAACCTCGAACAAGGCGTCGGCTACACCGCGCAGTTCGGCAATGCCGTGTACGCCAACAGCGCCGGTGCCAACACCAACATCTCGACGACCAACGCGACGACCTACACGATCGGCGGCCTGCAGTACAACGTGGCGACGATCAGCGCCGCGGCTGCCCAGACGACCGACGTCCGCACCGGCGTGGCGCCCGTCGCCCTGCTCGGCGCTCAGGCGTGCGTGTTCGTGATCGGCCTGAACGCCGCTGGCGCGCTGCGGTTCGTGCAGGGCCCGGTCGCGTCGTTCCCGTCCGGGACCGCCGCGGGCGAGGTGGTGCTGACGCTGCCGCCGATGCCGGCCAACTTCTGCCCGATCGCGTACCAGGTGATCAAGAACAAGAACACCGCCGGCACCGCCGCCTGGACGTTCGGCACGAGCAACTTCAACGCGTCCAACGTCGCGTCCGAGACCGCGGTCCAGCTGCACACGCTGCCGACCTCGGCGATCGTCAACGCTGCGGCCTGACCGGCCGCCGCTTGAGGGGCCCCTGCCACTGCTTGGCGGCGGCAGGGGCCCTCTTTCCATTCACACCTGAAGGACCACCACCATGCCCCGCAAGTCCGAAGCCGAACAGAGCCTGATCGCAAGAGGTCTCGAACTCGAAGACGACAACGTCGACGTCCAGGTCGTGTCCGAGACCGACCTGGGCCGTGTCGCGGCCGACGAGAAGTTCATGAACGAGATGGTCAAGGTCGTCATCCACCCGACGACGGACCCGAACGCGTCGCCTTACGCTCTGCTGAACGTCAACGGCGAGCGGGTGGTCGTCCTGCGCAACGCCCCCACCGACATCAAGCGCAAGCACCTGGAGGTGCTGGCGCGGATGAAGGAGACCCGCTGGGTGCAGAGCGTGCCTGACGGCTTCATCGGCCAGATCGACCAGGGCTCGCTGCGTGGCCACACGGGCCTCGTGTACCCGTTCTCGGTCATCGAGGACAAGAACCCGAAGGGCGGCACCTGGGTGGCCAACATCCTGAGTGAGCCGGCGTGAACCTGCTGCAGCTGGTCAACCTCACCCGCACGGAGGCCGGCGTCGCTGGAGCCGACCTGACCACCGTGCAGGGTTCGATCAGCCTGGAGGCTGCGCGTTTCCGCACGTGGGTGGTCAACGCGTGGAACGACATCCAGACCGGGTCCGCGGACTGGCAGTTCTTGCGCTTCCCGTTCGAGTTCGACACGTCGCCCAACCAGCAGCTGTACACGCCTCAACAGGCGAAGGCCACGAACGACGGGACGGCCACGGGGACCCCGATCCTCGGCGCCTGGAAGAGGGACAGCTTCCGCGTGTCGACCACGGGGGCCAACTACGCGGACGAGATGCTGTGCGGCTTCATGCCGTTCTGGCAGTTCCGCAACCTGTACCAGTACGGGAACATGCGGGCCCAGCGTAGCAGGCCCGTCGTGTTCTCGATCGACCCCCAGAAGAACCTCCTGTTCGGCATCACGCCGGACGCCCAGTACCGGATCGTGGGCGAGTTTTACCGGACCCCGGTCACGCTCAGTGCGGACACGGACACGCCTGCATGCCCGGACCGGTATCACCCGCTGATTGCGTACAAGGCGCTGCGCGC